GCGTAGTAGGAGGCAGGGAATATAATATCATCACCGAAGACATACACATTCCTACAGTTGATACCATAGGTAGACTGTATGCCAGCAACAACCAATGCGAAGAATACAAGGCTCTGAACAGGAAACGTTAATGCGTTACCCATCGGAGCCCACTTCTTCAGCACAATGACTCGCCCATCAAGGAGCTTGATCTTTGTCGCACGAGAGCAGGATAGCATCTTATACGCATGGGGGCCTAAAAGGTCCCTTACGAGTAAGCATGACATTCTGTCACTCGCTTCCTTCAAGTCTAGGGTAACATATTCCCTAGAAACACTTGACAGGAGGGCTAGTTTCCCATTTACGGTTTCATCCGTAAAATTTATACGTCCACCAGTTATGGGGGACGAGGAAATAGCTGCTTCAAGCAACTGTCGCTGACCTTGTTGTATCCAGATGGCCTCTTTGGGGTGCACGCATATTAAGCGTGGACCCCTGGAGTCCTTCGGGACAGCAACCATCTTAGCGACTATATGCTCTTCTTCATTGATGCTACCCACACGATTTTCTACATAGTGGTCAACCCAGTAATTGGGTAAGCCACAGAAGTATTGGTCATGGGGGTAGTATCTTTGAATATTAGCATATATGGTGCAGAATCTACTCTTGCCTACGGGTAATTCCGGGGGGAAGACTCCCCCTGGCCCGTGTGCCGGTGTGATATCTGTCCAGTCGGTTCGGTATATGACCGAACCAACGATTCGACGAGCGGTATGAAGGGTGTGATTGAAGGATTTAGCAGAGCTAAAAGCCCTGCTCCAGCAACCATTATCTTCATCCGTTTGCTCAAACGCCTCTTCGGCGCTTCTGAGTTGTTCATTATTTGGTTCCTCTTCGGTTTTGTAGGTAAACAATAGCAGTTGTCGTATACACTGTAGCACTGTCGGATCATCCGTAAGGATGAACTTATCCCATAGTGGTTTTAACCACTCTGGAATGTCGACCTTTAGGTCGGGATAATGCTCCAGATATGCGAGTATCTGCTTATCTACAAGAGGGGCTTCAGATCGAAGCCACTTATCAAGTGCCTCCACGGGAGCGTCAAGGGACACCCCCGTTTTGACATGAACGTCTTGTAGCAGGCGATTATATATATCATGTATATGATTAGTCATATGACAA